AGGGAGAGCACGCGGTCAGGCGCACGCCCCTGGACGCCGAGGGCATGAGGGAGGCGCTGGAGGAAGCACTAGGTGACGAGCAGCCGGATATAGGGGGGCTGCGCGCCAGATTCTGCGGACCGGTCGACGGGCAAGCTACCGAGAGGGTCGCCTCATGGGCTACGGAGCTGGCCAGATGACCATGCTAGAGGAAGCCACCAAGGCGGAAAAAGACGGCTTATTGCAGGAGTGGTTTGACGGCCTCTCCCCCTACGAGAAAGACATGCTAGAGGCTGAGATCACCGAGGCCTTGGATACCATGAGCAAGGCATTTCAGGAGTTCAATGAGGTCGTTAGGGACGTCTTCGCCGAGGCGATGGACAGCTTGAATGAAATCATGGCGAGCTGGAGTGAAGCCATGATGGAATGCCAAGATAGGGATGCTTGACGCCCCCGTCTGTTTCATGGTAAAATACTAACGTGGACATATATTGTCCCTCCCTCCTATCATGCGGCGGGCCCGCCCCAGGCACCGCCGCTTTTTTATTTTCGAGGTTTTTTTATGAGCACAGCATCGGCAGTCATGGATGCGCTGGAAACTATGGTCGGGGCGACCTCGTTCATGGGGGCCACCAACGTGGGCAGGGACTATAACGTCCTGGAGTCGGTCTCTGGTTCGGCGGCGGTCATAGAACCGTTCGGCCTGGAGCAGTACGAGACGGATTTTGACCATGACCACCAGAGCGACTGGGGCATTAGCATCAGGTTCTTTTCCAAGGACACAGGGGACCCGGCAGGAATCGGGGCGAGGACAGCCTGCATGATGGACCTGGTAGCCGGCACGATCAGGGCGAACCCCGAGCTGCAAGGAACTGTGAATCGTTCCAGGCTGACCCTGGAGCGGGACCTGCCACCTGACGGGTTCGTCGTGGCCGGAGGGGCTACGTGGCAGGAATGCGCCGCCCGGTTGGTCGTGGAGATTTGGCCGGACGGGTGACGGTGAGATAACAGAATATATCATGGTACGAGCGGCGGGCCCGCGAGGGTCTTGCCGTTTTTTGTTTTTCAGGAAAACAACATGGCAAAAATAAAAAAGCTGGGCCGGACGTTTCAGGTGAGGGAACAGTTCCCAGACCCCTACGCTAACAAGGTGTGGAGTCTGGGAGACGAGGTGACGGAGGCGGAACTGATCGCCTCCGGTTGGACGCCGTCAGACGTGGACAGGGCGGTGAACAGCCTGTTGGTGCCGTTCCTGATCCCGAAGTCACCCGCGCCAGCCGAAGAATCAATAGACGACGGGAAATCCGTCGAGGAGGAAGACAATGGCTAGAACAACAGCCAGGAACACCCACATTTCAGCGTGCCACCCGGCGGCTACGGCGTGCATAATCCTGAGCGGCAGATCGAACACGGCCAACATGTCGTTCACCGCCCCGGGCGTACAGGTAACGGCCTTCGGCGAAGAGTACCACAGCCGCATCGGTGATGGCATAAAAGACTGGGAAATGTCAATCGGTGGATTCTGGGACGGGGCCGCGTCCAACCTGGACGAGTTCCTCTACAACGCCAACGGTGCATGCATCAACATCGTGTACGGCCCGGGCGGCTCAGCCTCTGGCAGCGTCAAGTATAGCGGCTGTGCGATCCTGAACGACTACGAGATCACCGGGGAGTTGGAGGGGGCCGTAGAGTGGTCGGCCAACCTGTCAGCGGCATCCGTGCTAAATAGGGGCTCGTTCAGCTGAGAAAAGGAGTAAGAAATGACCGATGGGAACGGAAAGAGACGGCCTAAGCGGGTAATGCCCGTCTTGACTCAGAAGATCGAACTAGACGGTACCTACGAAGGCTGGTGGTTCATAGCCAGGACGAATCCTAAGATGCAGATCTTCAATCTGCTGATGAGTGGGACATACCATAACATGATCATGGCCCTCTCGGAGCTGGTGGCCGGTGAGTGGAACTTCGTGGATGAGGAGGGCGAGCCGCTGGCCCGCCCCGACTTGACCAGGGAGAACCACTGCAAATGGGAAGCCGACATGAAGGCCTGGGAGACTAACGGTAAGGACGGAGACCCTCCCGATGAACCCATGACCACGGAGGCCCTCATCGGGCAGTTGACGGTTGACCTGGTCATGCAGATGTCCCAGAAGGTCGGGGCAGCGGTGCAGGACGTGCCGGGAAACTGACCTTCGCGGCGGCGGACGCGGGCAAGACCGGAGCACCGCCGCCGTGGAAGCTGCTGAGGTGGTGGATGTGCCAGGACCTGGGAGTCCCTCCCTCCGTGCTAGACCAGGAGGACGTCAGGGAGCTGCTGATAGGTTGGAACCTAGACCAAACCTATAAGGCGCACCTGCAACGCCGTCCAGGGATCAGGCCGAAGCAGACCCAGGGCCGCAAACGACTGCGCAGAATTTAGGCCGCCCGACGGGCGGCCTTTTTGTAAGGAGACGAGGTAGTGAACTTTTCAGTCGAGGTTGTAGGGGTTGAGGGCTTGGCGAAGATTCTGGGCCAGGACTGGGCCAGGATGACTTTCGGACCAAGGGTCAGGGAGCTGGCCCAGGTCACGTTTGACTTCGCCAAGCTGCTTGTCCCGAAGAGGACGTACCGCCTGCACGACTCCCTGCGCCTCAAGACCATCAACGCGCTAGTCTACCACGTGACCGAGGGGGCCAAGCACGGTGGAATCCTGAGGAAGGGTAGCCCGTCGCATGACATATTCCCCAGGGTTAAACAAGCTCTTTACTGGCCTTCGGCGGAGCACCCGGTAGCTTGCGTCCTGGATCACCCGGGTTACAAACCAAACACATACAATGAGGGGGCGGCCAAGTATGGCAAGGCCCGGGTGGAAAAAGTGGGGCAGCAGATGAGCAACGACGTGGTGAGGATGGTGGGCTGATGGCCGAAGTCGTTATAACAATCAGAGGTAAAGACGCTTTTTCCCCAATCGCCAAGTCAGTGGCCGACTCCCTCATGGGTGTCAAGACGCAGGCCGGTGGGGCAGGCCAGAGCGCGGGCCAGAGCATGGGAGCTTTCTCCAAGCTGGGCGGGGCCCTAGCCGGGGTAGCCACCGGCGCTGCCAGCATCATCGCCGCAAACCTCTTCATGAAGATGGCCTCCGGCATCGGTGCGTTCGCTGCCGAGGGCCTCCGAGCGGTCGGGGCCAGCCAGCAGTTAGAGGTGCGCCTCAACTCCCTGTTCGCCTCCAACCTGATGTACGAGAAGCAGGTCTCGACCACGACCGAGGCCGTCATGATGTCCGCCGAGGCCCTGGCCCGGGAGCAGGAGCAGATGGCGGCGAATGTCACGAAGCGGGATCTACTTAGCGCCAGGATTCAAGAGCAGAAGGAACGCCTGCGCCAACTGACCGACCAGTGGGGTGCAGAAGGCCTGGCCACGAAGACGGCCCAGGCCAGGCTGGCAGACATGGAGGGCCAGCTCGGACGTCTGGACGCTGAGATCGCCCAGGGCGTGAGCGGAGTGAAGGAGTACGCCACGGTCACGAAGACCGACTGGATCACTTCCACCATGACCGCAGCCGAGATCCAGGAAAAGGCCAGGGAGCAGACGGAGAAGCTGACCAAGGGTATCGAGGAAATCGCCAAAATATCCCCCTTCCCTACGGAGAAAATAAAAGAGGCCGGTGCCTTCGCCGTGCAAATGGGCCTTGATGCCGACCGGGCCGTAGATCTGACCAGGGCCATGACGAACATGGGCGCGGCGATGGCCCTCCCCGCCGAAGAAGTGGTTTTCATGACGAACAACCTGAAGCAGATGGCGGCCACCGGCAAGCTGACCACAATCGACATGCGGGAGATGTCCCGGCGCGGCCTAGACTTGTCTAAGGTCATCGGCATCGAGATGGGCATGTCCGTGGAGGAGTTCAACGCCAAGGCGGAGGAGTCCCCGGAGATATTCGACGAGCTGATCACGGCCATCACCAACTTCTCGGACAACACGTTCGGGGGTACCGTAGACGCGATGGCCAAGACCCTGCCGGGCATGTTGGGTAACCTGGAGGACATCGTAAGCTTCGCGGCGAGGGACTTCTGGCTGCCGATAGTGGACGCCCTCCAGCCGATGGCCCAGGAGGCGCTCGGTTTCATGGACCAGTTCCTGAGCGGCAACATGGTCCAGATAGGGCAGACCATCGCCACCAGCCTGGGCGACGTCATGGGCGCGTTCGAGTCCGGGGGGCTGTGGGGTGGCCTGGCCCAGATCGGCACCATGATAATGGACGCCTGGGAGACCGTCATCATGCCCCAGCTCCAGATCCTGGCCGAGTCGATGGGCACGTTCCTGACTGAGGCCTGGACGAACACCATCCAGCCGACGTTGCAGGGCTGGGCCGACCAGTTCTTCGAGTGGGCGGTCGAGCTATACCCCCAGATCCCAGAGATTCTGGGGGAGGTGGTCAGGACGATGACCAGCTTCCTGTCAGAGCGGGCCCCGGACATCATGGACGCCGTGCATGAATGGCGGGACGCCATCTTTTCATGGGTGAGTGATGCCATTTCAAATGTAGGCCAGGTCCTGGGTGGTTTGCTGGTAGCCATCGGGGCGTGGGCCATGTCGGGCGAGGCGCAAACCTCCTTGAACGAGATGGGCTTCCGGTTAGGCCAGCTCCTGGCCGATGGAATAGGTTACATGTTCGAGGAGCAGGACAGGGTCGTCGAGATCCTGACCAAGCTGACGACGGCCCTGGCCGCCGGCATCGCCGGGCTGACCGGTCTCCTGATCGTGATCGGTGGGCAGGTGGTCGCCGGACTGCTAGCAGGCATGTTGGAGAAGTTGGGAGTCGACCTGGAACCGGCCCTGTTCACAGAGCTGAGTGGAATCCTGTCCGGCATTTGGGATAACCTGAAGACCATCGTCACCACTTTGGGAGGCGACATCATCCTGGGCATCTCCCAGGGAATATTAGACGCCATCGACGACCTGAACACGACCCTGGAGCAGATCGGCTTTATCATCATGCAGACGTTCAAGGAAACCCTCGGCATCGCCTCCCCCTCGGCCATGTTCGCTGAGTTCGGCCTGGACATCATCATGGGACTGATCCAGGGGATCACCGAGGGGGCGGGGGCTTTGCTGGAGACGATGGGCGGGCTGGTCGGAGACCTGCTGGGTAGTTTCGTCGGTGGTAGTGATGGGGAGGAGGGGCTGGGCATTGATCTATCAGGCCTGTTAGGGGATCTCACATCAGCCGTTCCTGATGCCCTGGAAGGATTAAAGACGATATTCACTACGACGATGAGCATCATGGCTGAAAACCTCCTGGCCCTGATAACTGGCCCTCTAACCAGTTTAGTTGGGATCGTGACTAGTATTTATACCGTTCACTTACCATTCCTGCAAACCGTGGCCCAGTCCGTGATGTCTGCCTTCGCCGGCGCGATCCAACCAGTACTGTCGAACCTGAGGATAGTCGAGTCGATAATCATCGGAATCGTAGATGCGTTGGACGACATGGGCAGTGCGTTCAAGTCTGCCATGAAGGACGCTGTTTCCTCTATAGAGAGTGCCAAGGGAAAGTTAGAAGACGCCATCGGCGTAGTAGAGGACCTGGCCGAGGCCTTCAGGCAGATGGCAGACGCGGCCAATGCGGCAGCGTTGGCGGCCCAGGGGGCAGGTGATGCTGCCCTGGCGGCAGGTGTAGAGCCACCTGGAGGACGGAATCCCGTGGACGTTCCTGTCCAGGTAGCTGGCGGCATCAGCATACCGGTCAGGGCCCAGGCCGGGAACGCCGTTACCCCCGGCATGATGGGGGTCGGAGCACGAGAAGTGAACGTATACAATACTTTTCACGTGACTATCAACACAAGTGAGGCCCCTGGTTCCGTGGCCCAGAGCTTGCAGACGCTCATGGGGCTAGTGTCTAGCGGGGCATGAGTCATCTGATTATGAGGGGCAAGAAGATGGGGGTTTTGACGTTGAAAGTCACCCCGGCAGAGACCCCAAACGGACGACCAGGGAAACTTTGCCAGAATGGTGACCAACGCACCGAATCATACCACGTGTCTCTGGATGCGTAGTATGGCATCCCATCATCTACCAGCCCGTAGCCGATGGCCGTGACGAAATGGTCAGACACCCCGTCCCCGTCGCTGTCTACCAGGAGCAGCATCGGTCGCCCGGCATCGATCTCGGCCTTGTAGGCCTGCCACGTCAAATATCTCCCGGCATGAAGCATGGTGGACGAGACTTCAACGTTGTCTGGCAACCTCGACCGGGCATAGGAAACCATGCCAGGTCCAGCATCAGACAGCCAGCTCCAACCATACCTGTTCAGGAGGCTACTACGGGAGGTTTGCATGTGATCGGCGATGCTGTCATCTTGATGCTCGTCACCAAGGGGATGTTCTGAGAGGTCTGCTAATAGTGGAAGCGGGGGTAGGTCGATGGGCATGGAATAGTCTGCATGGTGGTCTGGGCTAGCGATGGCGGCACGAACTGAGTCGTTTTGGACGACGGCTGATCCTGGGATCAAATCATACCCCTTGCCGTCCCAATAGGCCATGACCATCGCCGCCGCCGTGGGTCCGCATCCGTCGTACCACAGGTAAGATGGTACGTCCAGAATAGTCACGTTTTTAAATGACTGGCTCGTGACGGCAGGGGCCCTAACCCCGGGAGGGGGTGTCGGCCCGGTAGTGCTTTGAACGTCCCCATGATTCAGGGCCAGGATGAGGACGACCATGAATAATCTCGACATAATCCTATTATAGCCTGATGGAGCAGAAAATGGTAAATATAAAATCGTTTTTCGGAGAGGCACATGGGTGATTGGAAGATACTGTCAGGGGGTAGTTTTCTAGACCTCGCTAACGACTATGGATTCAAGGTCGAGCAGATGCACGGCGCTGGCATGCCACCGGTCAGCAACATCTCCAGGCCGTACGGCATCCTGGACGGGGCCCTGTTCCAGCGCACCAGGACGGAGATAAAGCAGTTCACCCTGACCGGCACTATATTGGGTGAAGATATTGAGGACTTATTCTCGAAGCGGGAAGCGATCATCAACCTAGTGAGGCCCGACCTCTATGACCCCCAGGAACCGGTCGTCTTGCAATTCACCGGGGCCTCAGTAACCAAGCAAGCCTCTGCATACTTCGACGGGGGCCTGGAGCTAGGTGACGTGGAGCGCAACCATGAAAAAATAGCCCTGACCTTCGTGCAGTTCGACCCGTTCTGGGAGTCCTCCGGCTCGGACGGTGCCGCCTCCCTGTCAGCCAGCCTGGCGGTGAGTGGAACGTTGGCCAGCGCGAACTATGCCCTGCACAGGACAGCCTGCGGGGTGTGGACTGAGGTCGGTGGGGGTAGCTTGGGGGCTGCTGGCAAAATCGTCATCTCAGACGACAGCGGTCAGTTTTACTTCGGAACTGATAATAATAACACGTACGGTGAGGTTCAAATCTGGGGTGGTTCTGGCACCTCGCTTTCCCCGCTCGGCGGTTCCATCGCCTCAGGCTGCGGAATATTAAGTTCTTACCTGGGTGGTGGGCAGTGCTGGACTCTAACTCTGGACGGGAATGACCATCTATGGATCGGGGGATATTTCAGAGAATTACCGGTCGCCCCTTCAGGGGACCTAGGAAGTATTGTTCGCTGGGATGGTACTGCTTTTCACCCGACCGGGAGCGACGGGGCGAGCGGTGGCGTGCACCTCCCGTCAGCCCTCTATGCCCACCCCTATAATCACGGTGTAATATATGACATACGGGTAGACTCCCAGGACAGGGTCGTCGTGGCAGGCACGTTTGCCGAGGCGGGGCCGTGCAGCCTGACGGCCAGCAACGTGGCTAGGTATAACACATCATCCTCGACGTGGGAGGCCCTTGATGGAGGCATGACGACGGTTAGCAGCGTGATCACAAGCTGCACCGGGAACGTGACTGCCCTGCACGTAGACGCTGATGATAACTACTGGTTCGGGGGATGCTTCGTGGAGGTCGGGGGCAGCCTGGCGGCCAGCAGGGTGGCCAAATTCGACAATACGGATACGTGGAATGCGGTCGGAAGCGGTGTGAACAACAACGTGTTCGACATAAACCAGAAAAGTAACGGAGCGATCGTGCTTGGGGGATTCTTCACGGCCACGGGCGGGACCGGGGTAACCACCCTGGGAGGCGTGGCAGAATGGAACGGTACTGTGTTCAGGAACCTCAGTGCCAGCACGGCCATGACGTACCCTGGCCTGTTCGGAGTGACGGTGGACGATAACGATGATTTAATAGTCTCTGGTAAGTTCACGGAGATGGGAGGCCTGGCCGTGTCAGACGGGTTCGCCCGCCTGACATCCAGCACCTGGAAGCACATCGACGGAGTAGATCTCCCTGGAGCCGCCCTGGTGCAGAAGACCTGGGCTGCCTCCGGGACGTTGACTGTCGTATACGACACCACAGGTACGGCCACGACCTCGGCAGTGACGACCGTGACGAATGAGGGGACGGCTGACGCCTATCCGATCATAACCATAAGCGGGTCGGGTAAATTTTACCATATCAAAAACTATACGACCGATGATCACATCTACTTCGACGTCGTGCTTGCAGCAGGCGAGACTCTCTCCCTAGACTTGAGGGCAGGCGTGAAGTCGCTCACCAGCTCTACTAGGGGGAACATGACGGGCAAGATACTGCCGGGATCTGACGTGTCCACGTTCAAACTGAAATCCGGCAGCAACTCGGTGGCCTGTTTCAGCGAAAACTCCACGGCATCGGTGACCATCACATATACTGAAAGATATTGGGGGGCCTGATGGCTGACGTCAAATATACCATCCATCTGCTCGACCCAGACGGTACGGAGATAGACATAATTGATAAGTGGATATCCCTATCTTACAATCGAACCGTGGATGCCATCGGTACGCTCATCTTGGTATTACCCCCAACGTATCCCATGTCAAACCTCAAGACAGACGGGCGCCTAGCCGTCTACAGGAACGGCAAGTTGGACACAGAGACTATTTGGCTGATCAGGGAACCGGAGTATTCAACCGCTGAAGACGGTTCGGAGGTCATCACGGTAACGGCTTACTCAGCCAACTATTTGTTAACGAGCCGGGTCGTGGCCTATGATTCCAGGACGGCCCAGGCCGACAAGGAAGACAAGGCAGACTCAGTGATGGTGGCGTACGTCTCAGAGAACCTGGGGTCAGACGCCAGCGACTCAGAGAGGGACGTGTCGGACTACCTGGACGTGCAGGCCTCCGCCTCCCTGGGCCCTACCGTCACGAAGGAGTGCGCCTGGGATAACCTCTTCGACGTGCTGCATGACGTGGCGAAGACTAGCGCGGAGAAGGGCAGCCCAGTGCACTTCGACGTGGTGGCCCCAGCCCAAGACAAGCTGGAATTCAGGACATACAGGGGCCAACGGGGACTAAACCATACGGCTGCGTCAGGCGAATATTCTATAACACTATCCCTAGACCGAGGCAGCCTGGGCCCTCCGGCGAAGAGAAACTTCGACAGGACGGACGAGGTTACGTTCGTTTACGCGGCAGGAAACAACACAGACTCCTCATCCCCGATGACCGCATCTGACGGTAACAGGATAGGGGAGTCGCCGTTCAATCGACGGGAGCAGTACGTCCGGGCCGGGGGCATGGCTGGATCTGCCGGCGGAATCGACGAAGCACAGACGGCTGTCAGGGCCGGACGTCCCAAGCGCGTCTTCGAGGGCATGGCCCTGGATGTGCCGGGGGCACAGTACGGCATGCATTGGGAATTCGGAGATAAGGTCACGGCAGAGTATGCCGGCGACTCGTTCGACGTCTCCATAGACTCGATCTCCGTCATGTTCGTCAACAAGGAGGAGACTATAACGGCTAGGTTGAGGGCGGAGGATTAACGCATGCCGAAATCATTTGAGGTACAGGTCGCAGAGCAGTTGGCAGAGATCAGGCAGGAGATCAAAAGGCTGAAAAGGCCAATCCCAGCCTGGCAAGACTGGACCCCGACCGTGACCCAGTCGGGGAGCGTGGCCGTAACCGTGACCTATGCCAGGTACACCCTGGTGGGAAATCTGGTCGTTGGGGTAGGGAGGCTGGCCGTGACTGGTAGCGGTTCAGCAGGGAATAACATCATCATCGGGGGACAACCCACGGCGATCCAGCACGGTAACACGCACGGAGGATTATCAATGATAGGTGGCGGTGCAGTACATGACTCTGGTACCGCCTACTATCACGGGGCACTCATGTCCGTCGGGGCCACTGACTGGCGCATCCTGGGGCATGCTGACGGGTACATCGGGGGCAATCCCAGCTTCGCCCTGGCCAACGGTGATACGATCTCGTTCCAGGCAGCCTATGAACGGTGAGGTGTCAATAATCAATTAGACAAATTCCTATTTCTGGGGTATAATAAAGGCATCCATCAAACCTAATTATCAGTCGAAAGGAGTCTCAAGATGTCGTTTTTTGATCAAGATTTTAGCGATGTGCCCCAGGATCAGGCCGAGCTGATCCTGCCCCCTACCATCCAGTGGTGGCGGGGGGACAGGACGAGCCAGGATGAGGTGCTGGCCAAGGGAGGGTTCGAGCTGCCCGTGGAGCGGTACACCCTGGACGGGGTGGAAACCATCAATTTCACCCACGGCGGGGAGGCGCAGCCCGGCTATGGATTCAAGGGTCTACACCTGGCCGTACTGGCCCATTCTAAGGCTTGGTACGACCAGGACACTGGGCGGCGGGTGTATGACTACGTAGAGAACCGCAGGGTGTTCTCGAAGTTGCGGCTGTGGGCCGTCGTCAAGCAAGTCAAAGGGTTGGAGTTCCTCATAAGCTTCTCGGGGATGGACTCGAAGGCCGTCGAGGACATGCTGAACGTCTTCAAAAAAGGGGTCATCAAGGTGGCCTCAGACAAAGCCGGGACGAGCTTCCCTCTATATAGCTTCTGGATGCCCGTCATGGCCGGACCGGTCAAAGAGTGGAAGCAGGGTGGGTACTCCACGCCCCCCAGGCTGGTGCTCCAGCCCCCGCTCTCCGACGAGAAATTCAAGGAGCTGTACGTCGGGCAGGAGGTAATGGCCAAGGCTAAGGTCACCTGGCCTGTGGCCCAAGAGTGGGCCAAGCGCATGGCCTCCAGCAAGGGAGAGGTCGGCAATGGGAACGGACGAGAGGAAGAAATCGGCTGGGCTGGGTCTGCCCCACCGGAAGCCCCACCTCCACCGCCGGAACCTCCAGCAGAAGAGGTAGAGGAGATACCGTTTTAGCAAACTAAATGAGGGGGAGGGTTGGTTCAGGCCGGCCCTCCTTTTTTCTTGGGGGAAACATGAGCGTGACGGGCACTACGTGGAAGGGAATAGAAAACTTGGTCGAGGCCTCCCTCAGGCAGTACACCGTGGACGGCCTAGCCCACGCCCAGCGTAATTGGCCGGAGATAATGCAACAGGGATACAGGGCCATCGTGGTCGGCAAGGCCGGGCCGGACTGGACCGTGTTCAGCCAGGGCAAGGCCATTCAGTTAGAGGTCAAGACCTGGAAAGGCAGGGACAGTCATAAGTTCTCTTTCACGGGCACGAGGTCAAAGATGAGGCGCAGGGCCCAGTGGCAGGCGCTCCAAGATGCCGCGAGGGACGGCGGAGTGGGGGCCTTCTACCTGGCGGCCTGGCGGCATGACTCATTCGAGGGGGGCATGGAGTGGAGGCTGCATGACGCCATGACCATACCATACGGTGGTGACTACTTACAATTCAGGAGGGAGGACGGGCTGCTGGTGCCAACCTCCCCAGGGGGGTGGCCAGACTGGCTGGGGGTGGCTTTCGACTTTTAATAATCTAATCATTCATCGTTATTTTCACTTGAGGAGAAAAAACATGGACATAGACGTCAAAAATCTGACACCGGCCATACTAGAGCAAGAGGCCAAGAGGTGGTTCGCCTTCGAACCGACATGCCTAATCCCATTAAAAGAGGCCGTCCCAGAGAAGGCCTTCGAGACTGCCTTCCTGGTGCTCCTGGAAAGACATGAGGCACTGGCCTGGCAGTTCGGTGACCTGGCCGTGGAGATGGCCCAGGTCCACGGCATGCAAGCCTACGAGACGCTAGCGGCCAAATATCTATCGGAGCGCCAAGCCCGCACTGTAGAGGATTGGGCCTACGTGTGCCGGAACGTGAAAAGAAAGAATCGGAGGGCTGAACTGACGTTTGGGCATCACCGGAAAGTGGCCCCAGTCAAGAATGAACGGGTGCAGGCAGCCTGGCTTGACCGAGCCATCAAGGAGGGTTGGTCAATCAGGTGGCTGGGCCAGGAGATCGCCAGGGCTGGTGGCCCGACGCCACCCCCCAGGCAGGAGGACGTCGCCTACCAGATTGAGGTAGAGAATGCGGCCCTACATAGGAAGATTGACAACTTGATTCATGAGCAGAGAGTCGTCTCGGAACGTTCCGAGAACGTTTTTTCGATCATTCGCCAGGTCGTGGGGGAACTGGTGGCCCTGGGACCAGAGGGCCTGGCCCGGGACGCGGGGGCAGCTATCGAAAAGTTGAGGGCATTGCTGGCCCAGTTGGGAGACCAGGCATGAACCAGAACGCAGAGGCGGCTTTGGACGAGGCTCTGTTTGGCTGAAATTCTAAAACTTTTTTGACAAATTCTTAAGGTA